ATCCACGCCAGAGCCTGTTCCAACAACAAACGCAAAAACGGGGGCAAACTCATCCCGCGTCAGATCGTTGTATTTAGCAGTAAAAGACCATCTTTGAGCGCCAAGCGACCTTACTTGTGTTCTGCCGCTTCTGGTTTCAGTTCTAACATTGCTATGCTGGCTCTCTACCTTGATTGCCGAAAATTCAGGTGTTGTTGGATAACTCATACTAACGCCGCCCTGCCGTTGTCGTTAAGCGCCTCGTTGATGATCCCTATCAAAACGCCGCGCCTGCTGTTAAGTAGATCGTCAAACCCTTCTGTGTCATTGGCTTGAATGCTAAAGGACACGTTAGCGTTCTTGTTTACTATCTGCTGCCCTCCGCCTCTCATGGCTTCATTCGGGGTAATCCTGCCGCCAGTGCCCATTGTGAGTATTTCAGGGCCGCGCTCACCCACCACATAAGACTCTCCGGCGCGTACTTGACCGCCTAATGCTCGGCCAGACAAAGACTGAGCCGCAAAAGTAACACCTGCCGCCAAAATGGTCGCCGCCGCCGCCGCGCCTAATGCTGGGCCAACTATAGGGATGCCTGCTAGCGCCTGATAAGCCTTCATAGCCGCATCGTAAGAATTGCTGATAATCTTCTTGGCATTCTCGCGCTTCTCAGCATTGGCTAGATTCACTGCGAGCCGGTAAGCGGCCTTCTGCTTCTCTGACTTGCCTTTAAGCAATATATCCTCAAAAGCCAAAAGAGAGTCAGTAGTTTGCTGGGCCATCTCCCGCTTCTTTCTGTCGTTCTCAATAAGAATCTGCATTTCCCGCTCATTCTCGGCGTTAATGCGATCCATCTTTTCTTCATGCTCAGATAGGGCAAGCTCCCTTCTGGCATCCCTTCCAACGGCCTTTATCGCCGCAATAGCTTCTTCATGTTGCTGTGCGCTGATTCGCTCTTGGGCACGAAGCTCATTTACCGTCTCAAGGTTTTCACGCTCTCGCCTGTCGATTGCCTCAATGCGCGTGTCATTTGCCGCGATAATCCTCTCCACCATCTTTTCAGCGGCGGCGGCAGAGATTTCAGAATGGGTCTGGAATTCTTCTCCAGATGCGTTAAGGGCCGCGTCTAAGTCTGTGAGTGCCTTTTTAAGGAATTCAGCCTGCTCCTCAGCAGTGCCCATCATTAAAGCGGCCTGCAGTACTTGCCTAGCGAGATTGGCAAAGGCTGGCGTAACCTCTTCGGTTTCCATGGCCTCTCTGACAAGGTTGATGAACGATTCTTGAGCGCCTTCGTTTCCAGCCCTCATGCCGTCTATAGCCTCTCTCAAACGGAGCGCCCTTTCTTGGCTAATGCCCATCTCTTCTGAGAACTCCCGCAATATGCGCGGGTTGGCTTTAACGTTGTTCCCGAACTCATGCTGAACAACGCGTAATTCTTCTGTTGAGTCGATTAGAGCGGCTTGAGCGGCGGCAACGTTCTGCATTGCGTCAATCATCTTGACGCGAAGCTCTATTTCAGCGAGTTGCCTGCTTGTCCTAGCCAGCTTCAAGAATCGCTCGCTGAGAATGTCAGCGCCATCTGCGGCCCTAGTCGCCATTACGTCCGCGATATCTTTTAGGGAATCCTCTAGCTCCTCGGTGGACTTCTTTCCGTCCATGAGTATAGGAATAAGCACACTGCCGATAGCCGCGCCGATACCAACAACAGCGCCTAACAGCGGAACCCCAAGCACAAAGCCCAAGTCAGCGGCCTGTACGCCAAATGCTCGCATTGGGTTTTGGCCCATAGCGACTTGGTTGGCAAACTGCTCCACCTGTACGCCAGCCATACCAGCCCTGCGCCCGAAATCTGCCATTACGACATTTCCGCGCCTGCTGGTCTTGCCCATTGCTTCGGTTTTTGCGGTAGTGTCCTGCGCGGCATCGCCTAGCCGCTCTACTGCGGCTTCTGCGGCCTTAACGCCGGTTGTGTCTACCTTTAGGACTAATTGGCCTACTTCGGTTGCCATTGGATGCCTGCCTCTCGTTGTCTGCTGAGAACCATAACGGCCTCGACTTCCCAAGGGCTTAATTTTACACCCGTCAGCCTGCTATATGCCTCTATTTCCGTGTAACTATGCTTTGGCATCGTACAGAACACTTGCCACGCATATTCAAATTCCTGCTTGAATTTCGGCCCACCTAACAGGTCAGGCGGCGTTTTGCCCGTTGTCTTTTCTACCTGCTTGAGTGAATCATACCGGCTGATGGTCGATCCTTCGGGCTTTCCGTGCATCCACAAAAACCACAGCCCGTACTGCAGGAAGTCGTCTATCAGCCCTTGGTAAAATTTGCTCCGTTACTCAAGAACGCTAACAGCTGATTCACCACTGACGGCGAATTCTGGTATAGATGCTTCGCGTTCTGTTTCGTGAATTTGTACTCTTTGCCCTCCGACTTAATCCCTCGCCAGTCGATAGTGACAGCAACCAGCGCGTCTACATCCATTTGGTCAAAATCAATAGGGGTGCTCTTGCCACTTGACCGAGCTTCCAATACAGCGTTGGTCTGCTTCTTCTTCTGCTCTCGCCATTTGGCAGAGTCAGCGCCCATTATCTTTATGAATACGTCTGTAGGCTTTCCCGAGAGAGGGTCGGAGATATTGCACTCCGCTCCCTCTTGGTGGGCTTCAGCCGTTGCAAGCTGTGATAACTCCATTATGCGGCAGTCCTTGTTACTACGATTTGGCTTGAGTCTGTCGTATCATACAGAGCAACAAACTCCATGGCGATAGTAATCGCGCCCTCGCCAGCAACATCAGGCTGTCCTGAGTTGTACTTGACGTTGGGAAGGTCGATTTCATAGCTGTTGCCATCGGGATCGGTCAGAGTCAGCACAATGCTACTGCTGGTCTCGTTCAAGAACTTCTCGTACAGCGACTTGTTCTCGAAGTACGTTGTGAGCGTCCCTGTGAGCCGTGAACGCCCGATTGACGGACGATTCGTAGTCTGGCTACCCACAGAGAAAAGCGGCTCTATGCCGTTCTCAAGGCTCATCTCGATTGACGTTACCGTGGCAATGCTTGAGCCGCCTTCGGTAATTGATCCGGTAAACGAATCAAATGGGCTGTTTCCAACGTCTGCGCCGAAAGTTGAGCCGGTAATCGCAGAGGTTCCAAGGCTGAGATTCTTGCCGACTATCCCGAAAGTAGCCGTAACCATTGAGTTAGGGGCAACCGAAAGCGCCAAGCTGTTCACTTCACAGCCGGTGTAGGTGTGATATTCGGGAGTCGCTAGATCAGCAAATTTGCGCTGAATAGAAAAGGATCGGCGGGTTGTGCCAGCCTTCAGTACGTCTGTAGCCCAAGTGCCGCAGAGGGCCGCTTCTAGCAGATCGTCAAACGCTTCGTACTCTAGCTCGGAAGAAACTTCGCCGCCTACGGTTTTATTGCCGTGACGGAAATCCTCTACCTGCCGGTCTCCGCGAATCTTCTCGCTCTCTACGGCATCCTTGGTGACAGCCAGCGTTGTGCCAGTGTGCGGGAGCGGTAAAAAGCTCGGGGTTGCTGGTGTAGTGCCGTAAGAAGTCTCGGCAACGTAGTGCAGACTGTGCTGTGCTCCATTTGCAATAGTCATGTTCTAGCCTCTGTATATGTTTGAAAGTTGACCGAGATTGGCACAAAGTACCATTCGTCCTCTAATATAGCCGGTGCCATGCTCACAGATCGCACCCTGATATTTACACTATTGTACGTCAAAACGGTTCCCCGCTTGAACAAATCGGCCACGGCGTCAATTAACTGCGGCCTGCCACTACCTCTAGGCACAACCACGTCAATCTGATAAATCCCGTTGGTTTCGTCCTTGCCGCTCTCGCCCAAAGACGCCTGTGTCGTTTCTGCGGGAATAAAGCTCGCCCTGACATAAGCAGTCCCCGCTTGCGGCTTGTACGGCACGTTTTGGTACGCTATCGGAGCGCCCGTAAAGGTTTTCAGCTTCGTATCCAGTGCCGCCTGCACGTCATTGAATATCGTTGTCACAGCTTTTGCGCCTCTTGCTCGATAATCATGTCGTACTCCACAAGGGTAATTCTAACCATGCCCTGAGGAGCCTGCTTAGACCAGCCGTACTCAAGCCGCTCCCCGTAAGGAAGGTTATTCGTCATGTAAAACGCGAAACCCGATTGCCAGTTTTTCACAGCCTGCATAAGCTCGCCATTAGGTGCTGTGGTGCTTGAAACCTGCCCCATTGCTGGAGCGCCAAACGTAAACTGCCAATTACCTCTGAATCGCCCTGTATCAACTGGGCTTCTCTTAATGATCTTAGAACCCATGCTTAGGAGCGTTCCGCGAACCACCTTCTCTGGGTACTCGGATATGTCTTTAATGGCGAGATTCCACGACTTCATTTGCGTACCTGTAGGTTGCTTGCCAGTGCGGTTCCTGCTGGCTGGTTTTGCGATACAGAAATAACGCGATACGTGTCGCCATCTATAGAAACTGTGTCACCGACTTCGTAGGAATAGCCCTCAGCGAGCATTCTTCTGTCACCGGCCTCAATCGTTAGGCCTGCAGAATCTCTGTCGGAGTAATCAAAAAGGCACGCATATTTCTTGAAAGTGGAAGTAGTATTGGTGGTTGTCCCTGTCCCAGCGTTATATGCGCCTTCGGTTGTGCGCGTAAAAGTATACTGCCGCCCGAATTTGGTCAGCAGAGTAGCGGCTGAAGCCTTTAACGGAACGTAGTTAAAACTCATACGCGGCTAATTTCGTTTACTGCTCTAACGAGCTTTTTCAGCGCCCTTGTCAGCGCTGGCGTTTGTCGCTTCATTCCTGCACTAGACGCATAGGTGACTTCAATATCGCCGATCTTCTCCTTGATGGTTTCCCGCTCAGAAGCCGTCAATTTGCTGTCACCGTCAATCTCTATCTTGGTCGCCTCATATACCGCCAGCTTTAATTCTGGCGGGATTTCGTCCGACTCGACTGAATAGCCGTCAATCGTAACGTAAGCCCGAGGCCACTGAAGCGCCTGTGTATCGGTATTCTTTTGCCCCACGAAAGATAAAGACTCAATGTAATCCATTGCTCGCAATATCTTGTGCTGAAGCTCTGGCAATGCTGGGTAAGTCACCCCTCTAGCGTCTGCCCAAGCGATAAAGTTATCAACGCTTACATAACTGTTAGCGCCAGATACTTCGCTTCCATCTTCTACAATCAACGCCATGTTTATCCTCTCGAGGGAAAAGGGGGCTTGCGCCCCCTGTTCTCTTTAGCCCATCAGGGTAGCAATGAAGTCAGACTTCCAAGCCTTGACGCCCCATGCAGTAGCAACTTCGATCATGGTCTTGCGGTAGCCTTTGTAGACTCGCACCTCAAACACCAGACCGCTTACGGGGTCTTGAACAGTCAGCGCATCATCAGCTGAATCACCGCCTTCTGGCACTGCAGGAGCGCGTACAGCAAGCTCCAGAGCGCGACGGTGGAAAGCGATGTTAGGCGTGTAGTTATTGCCAATCGTCATTTCCGTTGCGTCAGCCAGTGCTTCACGCAGACCGGTAGCGCCGATTACCGCCGTGCCAGCCGCCGCCACGAAGCCAGTGTTTACGACGTAGTTATTGCTGTCGCCAGCAAACGTCACAATATCACCAGCCAACAACGAGCCGCCGCTACCACCGTCCAGAACGATAGAGGTTTCGCCTACAGGCTCACCGCCGTTTGCATCAAGGCCAGTAGCAGTGCCTTTGGTGTGCAAGCCAACTTGCGCGGATTCGCGTACAGCCATACCCATAAGGTCAAGCAAAACGCCTTGACGCAGAAGATCACCGCCGCCAGAGGTGTTGACCTGCTGAAGCGTTGAGTTTTTGCGTAGGTTAGCGCCTGCGGCAGTGTTCAGAACGAGAGACACTTGCCCGTCATTCATGGGCATACCGTTATCAGCGAGGATTTGGCGAACGTCTGCAATTTCGTCAAAGTTAGAACCGAATGGAGTAGTGCCGGCAGTACCAACAGCTCGTGAAGCGCTGGTATAAGCCTCTTCCCAAAGGTCAGCTTCAATTTCGTTGCACAGAGTACGCATAGCCTGTGCGATTTGATCGCCATAGACTGTTTCGTAGCCGATACCGTTATTCAGGTGTCGGATATCCTCACCAGTGTAAGGAATCTGTACAGCGCGGCTGTTGCTGATGCTGAGAGTCTTGTTGTCTACCGTCTGGTCAGTGCCTTCGGGAATAGTCATAGACTCGCTGACATTTACAGCAGTCGCGGTGCGGGTGAATGAAGCTCGTACAGTGTCGCCTTTTGCCACACGTTCTGAGCCATTAGCGTTGATAGTAGAAGCAGGGATGAAGCCCACAAGCTCGCGCCCTACCACGTCTGCGGCTTTGTAGATATCTGCCGCCAGATCAGTCAATACGTTAGCCATTGTTGGCCTCCAAATTATTCATCAAAAACATTGCCGCCAGATTTGAAGAACTCGGCACGTTGCACGTGACTGAGCGCGTCAAATTCTGATCGACTGATTTGTTTTGGTCTTTCTTCGGCCCTGCCGTCTGACCGTGCGGCCCCGCCGCCACTCGCCTGAGTGCCATCCACAAGGAATTGGTACTTTGAGCGAACTGTGTTTGCAAGCTCTTCTGGGCTGGAAACAGTAAGCTGTCCCGACTCATCAGTAACCCGCAATTCCCCATCAACGATGGTTAGCCTCTGGCTAATTTTCTCTGACAAAAGCTCGGCCCTCTGGGTGTCTTTCGTCAACTGTGAAGCTATTTTACCAGCTTCGGCGGTAATTTGCGTCTTTTGTAAGTTGGCGTTCATTTTCTCAATGGTCGCTCGCAGTGTGTCTGACTCTTGTTTCTGAGCTTCAAACAACTGCTTGTAATCATTTTCCCGCTTGGCTTTTTCTTCGGCCTCTGCCTTGGCCTGCATTCTGGCCTCTTCTCTCTCCTGCTGTACTCTCTTCTTCTCGCCCAGAAGCTCATCAACTTTCGCCTTCAGTCCGGCGGTTTCCTCGTTGAGTTTGGCCTCTAGTTGCTCGTTGAATTGTTGAGCAATGGCTGATTTGGTTTCTTCATCTAGCTCTACGTTTTGTAAGTCCATGCGTCACCTCTGGTTAGCAAGTTTGCGGCTCAACCGCGTTTTCTGGCATTTTCCCGAAGGAATAAGCCTTCCTCTATCCATGACTGCTCTCGCTCCGTCATGAATTTCATTAAAGCGCGGACATCCTTGAAGTCTTTTTCTGTCATGCGCTGTTTATTCGTGATTTGCGTGATTTTTTCCCAAGCCTCATCAGACGTCATGGGTAAGCCCCTTTTATCATATCTTCAATTAGGTCTAGGAATAGGTCATCTACCTTGTCCCGCTTGTTCATAAAGTAAGCCGAGAAATTTTCCGCAAACCATTCGTGAGTATCTGTGTCACCGTACCGGCTTGGGGAATGCCTCTTTGCAAGTGTATATTTGCCGCGCTTCGTAGCCATCAAAAGCTCAATCGGAGTCGCGTTTTCGCCCCAATACCGCTTATTAGCCTGAGTCTTATACATTTGATGGATGTGATGCCCAAGCTCATGGAAAAAAGTAGATCGGGCGCGGTCATAATCGTTGTCGAGAAATTCATCAATCGTCCACGGCCTGCCAAACGCCCATTCGATTTTCCCTGCGCTTTTTCTCGTCTTTTTCGTCCAGCTATTGATTGATCTATGGGTTTTGGCAAAAGACGATTTGTTGTCTAGCCCTAATAACAAGCGGCGCAATGGTTCGCTGTTTAGGCCCATGGTTGCATCGCCCATGTTCGCTATTGTACGCCCTGTGTTAATCGGAAGGATACCCTTTAAACGCGGCACGTTAAATAAATCGCATATTGCGTCCATGTCGTCAATACAGGATTCAAAGCCCCTCAGAACGTCGTCATCTATCTTGTCTATTTCTTTCCAATCGCCGTCTGGCATGTACCGACGCCCAGAAAACCGGCTATAGGTCAGGTGTCTATCATCCTTAGCGTTGTTCTGCACCCAGTTTTTCAGCCGAGTCTTGGCTTGATCGGCCTCTAGGATTCGGACTTGATCCGCTGGGGTTATGCGTATTTCGCCTTGCGGCTGGCGCGGCTTGCTGAATGTGGTTAGATTCGGCCCTTTCGGTGGCTTAATCGGGCCGCCAAGCTCATCCAAACGGTCAAGAATTTCTTGCACTGAACTGGCGTTAAAGTCTCTGTCTAACTCGCCTAGCTCCTGCAACGTCAGGGTTCGGCCTCGGGCATCTACAAACTTGGTCAGAGGCACCCCAGAGCGGAAAAGGCTTGCTCGTCCTTTGCCTAGAACCTTGTTCTGAAAGGCCTCTGATTGATTTTTGAGCCAATCGTTGTAATTCAGGTCTGCCGATACCTGCCCTGTGCCCTTGCTACCTTTCGCAGGGCGTTTGCCGACAATATC